GTAAAAAGGGGAGTTGGCCGTCATTAAACATGTGCTTACTATACAGATGCTTAAAACTTAAAAATTTTAAATCCTCACTAGAAAAACCATTTATAAAATAATGATTGTCTTCGGGATGTTCGATTAGCAGCATTTCATACATAAAAATATTTAGTCAAAAAAAAGCCCCCGCTGTTTCCAACGAGGGCCTTCTTTTTTTCCGTTAAGGTTTAATCTTACTGGAATGATACGTTGGCAAGTGTGATTGCATCAACGTAGTCTGCTGCGTTACCAAGTGATGAAGCAGTATTTGTTAGTTCCTTATAACCATAACGTGTCATAAAGCTAACTACTGGCTCAAATGTGCTTGGATCCATTACTGGGCCTGTGCTCATTAATGGAATGTATGGGCAGTAGAATGCTGGAGCATCAGTTTCGCTTGAACCCTTGTAACCAACAAGTACCTTAGTACCGTCAGCTGCATAGTTGTCTACGAACACACGGATTGTACCGTTCAATGTACCTACAAACTTGGTGTTTGTTGGTGCTTCGAATGTACCTTCTGTTGTACGTGCGAATGTTGATGTTGTTGCGCTCTGTAGAATTGTTAATGCTTCTGGGCTTACTACGATGTAGTTACCTGCACCACGACGTGTGCGAGCAGCAATTCTGTTTGCAGCGCGGTTGATTTCGATAGCTAGGATAGCATGACGATCACCGATATAGGTTGGTGTACCTGTTAGTGAACCGCCAAAGTCTAGAGTTGTACCTGCACCAGCTAGTGAACGTAGTGAACCGATAATTTCTTGGTCGATTTCAACAACGATTTCTTGTGCTAGAGCCTGCATAATCTCAGCTTCTACGTCAACGCCGTGCATTGCTTCTGCGTCTTGAGCAGCTTCAAATGTCCAACGTGCGCTTAGGCGTCTTGTCTTAGCTTCTACAGTTTCCTTGAGGATCTGAATGCTCATCTTACGACCAGCTACACCTTCAGCTGCTGCTGTAGCTGTTGGGCTACCTGCATAAGTTGAAGCAAGTAGGAATGGGCTTAGAGCTTCATCACCTGCTGTTGCGCCACCACCTGTCTCAGCGTAACGAACGCGGAGAGTGTGGATCTGGCCTACTGGGCCAGTCATTGGCTGAACACCAACTAGTTCGTTAGCAATAACGCTTGGCATTACGCGACGAATTAGTGGTAGCATTACCTTGTTTAATGTTGCGACTGAACCTGCACCTGTTGCACCTGCTGTAGCGGCCTCTGACAAATAACGCTTTGTATTTTCGAGGACTACATCCAATGAGTTCTTTCTGTTGCCAGATAGACCTTCTAGTAGGGCTTCCTTGGTTGCAGACCAGTTGCTTTCAAATAAATTTGCCATCTCTTAACTCCTATTATTTTGAAAGTCCGGCTAATTTGCGGATTTGATCTAACTCAACTACATCCGCGCTGTCATCGGCTTCTGCGGTAACAGTTGCCTGCTTATTACCAGTGTGCTCGCGCACAACTGATTCTGACAAAGTCTTCTTCACTCTTGCTGTTTCGCCATCTAGAACGCTTGGAAGATACTTGTTAAAGGATTCTTCTAGCTTTTCTGTTTTGACTGACTCAAGTAAATCAGACATGATTTCTTTCTTCTCTTTGCCTAGAGGACGTAATAGTTCGTCGAGCTTTTGCTTACGAGCCATACGATCTTCTGCGATACGAAGCTTGCTTTCTGTTAGCTTTACTGTATCTTCTTTAGATGCAATAACTGCTTGACTTTCTGCTAACTTCTTTTCTAGTTCGGCTATTGTCTTCTGTACTTTCTTGATTTCTTTTGCTTCGTTTAAGTGGCTTGCACCAAATTCACTTGCAAATGCTTCAAAAATTCTACGTCCGAAGTCGTTCTCACGAGCCGCAGTGATGTCATCACGGAATGACTTAACTTCTTCACTGATAACACGACTGATTGTTGATTCAATCTTGCCAGCAGCTTTGCTGATAAAGTCCTTCTTTGCTTCAGCAAGCTGACGCTTGCCTTCACGTACCATTTTGACCTTCTGCTCTACTAGTGCCTTTTTATCCTCGTGGAATTCTTTCAATTCCTCTGCTAGCTGTTCTGCAACAAAGTCATCTAACTTTGAAACATGTTCAGCTACACGAGCACGATCAGCACGTAATTCCTTAACTTCCTTTGCAACCATTTCAGTTACAAACTTGTCAAGTAGTTTAGCGTGTTCACTTACGGCTTTGCGATACTTAACTCTTTCTTCTGCGAGGGCCTTCTTATCCTCAGCTAGCTCAGCTACTTCAGCTTCTACCTTCTTATTGATGAAGTTTTCTACAGCTTCTACGATTAGACCTTTGTCATGCTCGTAACGCTGTGCAAATTCTTCACGAAGCTCTGCTGTTAATTCTTCTCTAGCTTCAGCAAGGCGTGACTCCCAGGCTTCTTGAACAGCCACACGGGCTTCATTGCTGAGTCCGGCGCCTTCAAGTAGATCGTTAAATGTCACTGCCATAGTAGTCTCCTACTTTTATAGTTTAAGTTCTCTAATGAGTTTAGTGATTTCGCTCATTAGATGTTTTTCTGCACTTTTATCGTAACTTGCGGCGGCTGCTATTCTATGAACAGCGGCACCGCCGCGCATATTAAACAAACTCTCATAGATTGTTTTTGGATATGCGTCTGGCGCACTGGGCTGGGCCACAATGTCCACTGTAACGATGTCAAAGTCAGATACGCGACCTGATTCCGTAACATTTCCGCTACCGCGACTACTAACGCCCAGTTTTGCTCCAGCTTTTAATAAAGCCTTTGCAATATTACCCATAGGTGTGTCTATGATCTTAAGTTTACCAATACCGTCAGAGCCATCACAATACATATCTGTAATCATGTGGCTCACACGGTCAAGATTGATTTGAAGTTCTTCAGGATGATCTAGTTCACCTAAAACTGTTTCACCCTTCTTCAATCTTTCTCTAATTGCATTACAAGCACGCTCAATCTCGCTACCAGGGTAAACGCGACCGTTTTGATTCTTTATGTCACCTTGAATAAAAAGACCCTGCATGAATAATTCCTTGCCGTCTTCTGATTCCATGAGTTTAAACTTACCCATTTCTGGGTTCATAAATTCATAAAGTTTGCGTGCCATTATAATTTCCTCACCTACAATTAAGCCTTAGGTACTGATACCTTGGCTGGCTTGATACCCATGTTGTTTGTAGGTGTGTGATCTTTAGCTTTGTTAGCGCCCATGTCGCCTTCGCCGCCGTCTTTGATCTTTGGAACTGCTTGACCTTCTAGCTTGAAGTGCTTCTTTGGTGCAGCGAAAGTCTTTGCACCCTCATCTGCAGGAGCCTTAGGAGCAGCAACTTTGTCTTGTAGCTTTGTAGCTTCTTCAACAACTTCGCTTTCTTCTTCAACTTCTTCGTCGAGATCATACTCAACTGAATCCATCATTTTGTCTTCAGCATCTTCTGCGTCTTCAGCGTCGCCCATGCCCATATCGGCATCTTCTTCGCCTTCATCGCCAGCCATTAGCTTTTCAAAGTCAGCGCGGAGTTCTTCTAGTTCTGATTCTAGCTCGTCAACCTTATCTTCTAGGTCGCCTTCGCCTTCTTCATCGCCTTCAGCACCTTCTTCGCCTTCTTCATCGCCTTCTTCCGAAAGACCTGTTTCGTCGGCAATAATTTCTTCTTGGTCAGCTAGAATATCATCTTCAAAGTCGTTGCTTTGATCGATTGTTTCTTCTACTGATTCGTCTGTTTCTTCAGCTGATTCTTCAACTTCGTCTTCTGCTTCGAGTACACGCTCATATTCTGAACGAGCCTTAGCAACTACATATTCATGTAGCATTTCTTCGGCTTTTTCGTTATCCTCAGCAAGAAGGAGTTCGAGAATCTGCTCTAATTTAGCTCTTGATTCTGACATTGTGGCCTCCTAAAATAGAAAATACAAGATAGGGTACACAACAGGCACCCTTCTACAATAGTACTTATAGTTTTATGGAGTTTTTACCATTAAAATGGTGTAATTTTGGAGAATTTTGAAGAATTTGACGTATTAAATTTATTTAGTAGCCAAAAAGCATTTATAAACTATGTAGTTTAGACTTGACTCTGTACAGGCTGTGCATACATCATTCGAACAAACTTATCATGTTCAATTTGTTCTGCTTTTTTAATTTCTCGTACTTTACGTAATTTGTTTAGTTGTTCCAAGGTAAGTTTAGGCTTACGAGTGTCACCTAACTCTCGTTTTTGCCATGTATCATTTTCTGGATTATAAAATTCGTTTAGTCTCATATTATATTCCTGCCCCTGGAGATGTTGGTGCTGCCCCTGGTGCTTCTACGCCAGTTGTAGCTGCTGCTTCTGCGCCCTGTTGATCCGGTGTAGGTTCAATTCCATCTAAATCTTCTGCGCCTAGATCAGTATTTACCTCAAGTTCGGGTGCAGCTCGTATACCAATATTTTTAAGTGTTGTTAAGTTCTCATCATCGTTAAACTTCTCAGCGCCATTTTCTTGACGCCACAACATTTCATTTTCTTTAATTTCAATATCAGTCAAACCTAAATATTTCTTCAATTTAAACTGATTAGCTAGGTGAGGTGTATTCTGTAGAGTGGTATATAGATTTGCTCGTTCTGCATCTAGCTGCAATTCGCGATAGCTGCTGAAGTTCATTGGTTTATTGAATGCAATCTTAAAGTCGCTATTATCAATTTCAATACCACGCTTCTTTAAGAACATTTTAAATTCGTTGTCTAGATCTTCTTCAATTTGCTTTTGTAAACGCTCTACATATTTTGCAAAACGGAATTCCTGAATGTATGCTACACCAACTTTGCCATCGTTGTATTGTGCAGAACCATCTTCTGGACCTGTAGGCAAATAGCTTGAAGGAATACGCAAACCACGTAGTAACTTATTATTAAAATAGCGTAAATCGTCAATCTGACCTAGGTTTTCACCACCAGGTAGTGTATCAACCTTTGAGCCACGACCGTCTGCTGTTTGAGCAAAGAAGTAGTCTTCTAGCATACTCATTGGATTATATGCAGCGTCAACTACACTTTCACCATTTTTACCTTTATTAGGTACACGCTTTTGCTGCACTTCGTACTTTACTTGTTCTAGATATTGACGTGCTTTGTGTGGAGGCATATTGCCTACGTCAATAAAGAACACACGGCGTTCTGGAGCACGGTGTACACGATAGATAATAATACTATCTTCTAGCAGCTCTTTTTGCTTGAATACTTTGAAGATTGGCTCTAAGATACTTACGCCAAATGGCCAAGCATTATCCATACCTTCTGTTAAACTAATGTGTACCACATGCTTTGCATCTATTGGCATGCCTTGGTCAACACCGTTCATTGCACCAGTTAAATAGTTGCTAGTGCTGGTAGCTACGCTGCTCATGACGCCTGTTAGACCTTGACCGCTGCCATATGGACGAGCATGTAGAGCGGCTGTTGTAGTTGCTGCCATTTCAGCAAAATTAGGATCTAAATTTTTAACATAGTATGCTTCAATTTTTTTACCTTCACTTTCATTGACAATTACTTTTTCAATGTTAGCAGGATCAACCCAGTATAATTCATATGTTTCTGGATCTCGAATAAAAAATTGATCGCCATACTTAATAGTACTGCGGAAAATACGAAAGGCACGCTTTTTTAACTGATTAAGATTACACCACTGCTGTAGTGATTTAACTAAAATTTTATTTTCGGTATCAGTCGGTTCACCGTCATATTCAATAGTAAATGGTAAACCGCTGTATTCATCTTCTTGTGTACCAAATTCAGCAATAGTATCAAGTGCTGCATTAATTTCCAAATCTTGATCCATCTGATCATATTGGATATAGCGCATCAAGCGATTTGGTGAACCTGCATAAACTTCAGGTAGCCAGCTTGCATATCTACTTGCTACTGCGGCGCCACCTCCAGTTGAAAAATCAGGTCGCTGGATATTAAGTGGTAGACCGCTGTTGTTAACTGGTGTAAAATGTTTGCGCCAACTCATTAAGGAGCCTCTTTCTTTTGAATTATAGCACTATTTATCGTTGAAAGAAAGATTTATCAATTATTTAGAAATCACTTATACCAATTATGTTCTAAGTTTCTCTGATAGCTCTCTTAGAGTTGAATTCTGTCTATCAATACCTGAATTAATAGTACCTAATAGTCTAACCATTTGCTGCTGCAATGTTTCAGGCTGGGTATTACCTTCTCTGCTTGGGTTTAGCGATGATTGCGAAACCGGTGTACCCCCATTAAGAGCTCTAACAATAGCTTGATAGAAACTGGATAAATCTGCACCAGCCGCTGGTGTTGGTGGAACAATAATTTCGCCCTGTGCTGCGCCATTATAAATCATAATAGCACGAGCATTTTCAGCTATGGTTCTGCCATCTAGCTGTGCAATCTTTTCCATTGACCTAATAGTAGCATCGTTGGCTCTTGTCATTGCGTATATTGATTCATTCACAGCCGCCATTTTGTTTACATCAATATCAGCAAACTTGTTTAATGATTCTGTTAATTTTGTAATAGCAGCAGAACCAGCATATATTGACTGTGTATTCAACGTACCAAACTGATTAAACATGTCAATTTGTGCTTGAATAGCATTAACACGGCCGCCACCGGCAGCATTCAAAATTAACTGACCTAATGTGCCACCAGATGCAGCACCAAATTTTTCCAGCGCCGAGGACAATGCATTAATAGCATTTGCAGCATTATTGATATTACCTGGATTTATAGCAGCTAGTTCTTTTACAGAATCTGTTTGTGCTTTAATTAAATTTGCTTTATCTTCGGCACCTCGAATAGAACTTATTACAGTTGATATGCCATTAGCAATACTAGTTATAATGCCCTGTATCTGAGTACCAATTGATGTGACCAGTCCACTAGCACCTTCAAACACAGATTTAGCACCATCACCAATAGCTCTAATAATTTCAGGAATTCGCTCTAATGTCTTTACAAATGTATCCATTAAGCCCAATGCAGTATCTCTGATTGCGTTTATCAATGTTTGAACTATTGGTGCAAATTCTTTAACAAATGGTGCTGCCCATTGTAGAGCTTTACCTAAGCCCATAACACCCAATGAAAATGCAGCTAATCCTAATATAGTCATAGGATTGGAGAATATTTTACTAGCTGCTGCTAACGCTATACTCATACCAGCAAGTGCAGCACCTGCGGCAACCAATGCACCTGGTGTCACACCTTCAAAACTTTTGATACCTTCGGCAACTGCTGGTAGTGCTTTAGCTAATAAAAACATAACAGCTACACCGGCTGCGCCTCTGGCTAACATAG